TTTTCAGTTTCTCTAGTTCGGTGACGTCATCAACAGCGCTACCTTTCTTCTCTTCATCTGTTGCCATTTCAATCCATCTATTATTTTTAAAATCAAATTTTGGTTTCCAGTTAGGAACTGGTGGTTTAATCTCTGTACAGTTTTCAGGGATATTTTCTGAATCTTCAACAATGATCTGTTCAAAGCCAAAAGGTTCAATTGGTCTATATGCTGCCTTCATATCGATTCACGCCTTTCTAAATCGTGTAAGTAATTGCAAAGGTATAATCAGATGCATAACTTGAGTTTCTTCGCCATTTAATTGCTCCATCTGCGCCAATGGATAATTGAGCACCGTTCAAGGTAGAACGATCTATCGACCCTACCAGTTGTTCAAAACTAATTGGTGGCCGATATTCTTCTGGAATTGTTAGTATCGTTGAATCATTTCCACCGCTACTTTTCCCATTCAACGCAACAAAATAAATAGTGACGGTTTTTCCTTCACGATAAAGCTTTGCTGTGCCAGTGTTACCATTAGTGACACTTAACCCTACATTTGATGAAGCGTTGCGACTATCTAAATCTGCAAAGTTCTCTTGAATTGTTTCTGCACCATTCTGCATTCCTCTGTAAATCTGTTTTAATGCCATTTTATTCCCACCTCTTTCAGATATAACTTCTTAGTTGCCTGCTATTGTCCGTCAACATACGCTTTAAGGATAGTAGCAGATGGCATCGTGAAGCATAATGTTTCATTCCCATCGATAATAACTAAAGTGTTTTTGTCTTTTATGATGTAATCATTTGCACTAATTGTGTATTTTTGGGGCATTTCTACATGTACTTTTTTTCGATCAAAGCTCAATTGTGTTAATACATTATAAATGGTACCTCCACCAAAACTGTCTGTAGTGTCTAGACCTTCAATTTCAGTTCCTATTGCATTTTGATAATAAGTTACTTTAACATCAGGTTGATATTCAGAATCATGTTCGATGGTGATTTTATTGCCTACAGGAATATAGTCATGAACAATCAAATCTAGCTGAGATTTTATCTTTTCATAAATAAAATTCAAATCTGCAAGTAAACGTTCGGAGATTGACTCATGCCGTACTCCTTGAATATCTACTCTCGCATCCATCAATTCAGCTAACATGGTTCCACCAGGATCAATCGACGCTAGAATATCTTTGATGGATCCGAACCAACTTAAATAATCTGATTCTTGTCCTTTCCGCCACGCTTCAAAAGTATCTTGCTGATTTTTCCGCCACTGATCAAACTCATCCTTGCGTGCATTCATCCATGCTGTGAAGTCGCCTTTATTTTCGTTGATGAAGTTTGTCATATCTACAATCAAATCTTCTACAGATTGCCAGTAAGAACCCATTTCACCCTCTGTTTTTGAGACAGCTTTAATCACAAAATAAGAGAAATCTTGCGTCGTAGCGATTAATTCATCATCTTTATAAATGATAAAATCTGCTGTTTGTCGATGCAACATCTGCATCGAATACTGATCAAATGTGTACTGAATTTTCCCTTTTTTCGCATCAACAATTTTAGTTCCTAGCTGGACTGGATATTTGTCACCGACAACTGATTCAAAATAGACTTTACAACCAGTTAGATCATAAGGCATTCCATTTTCAGTGATGGTTGCTTCCATAACTTCGGAATTCTTATTGCCTTGTCTAACTTGGATCATGCCAATGTAATTGAAGGGCTCTGTAGTACTTAGTGTGACATTCCATTTTGTCATCTGTTTACGCTCCTTTCTTTAAAAATTGATATAGTCTCTTGCATTATGAAAATGCGCTGCAGATGATGGATAAAACTCATCCATAAATTGGAAATGTAAATGTGGACCGGTGACAGGGCCAGTTGCTCCCATAAGTCCAATTTGTTGGCCCTTTTTAACATTTTGACCCACAGAAACATCAATTCTGCTTTGATGTGCGTACCCTGTATAAAGTCCATCCGCATGCTTGATGACCGTGTAATTTCCATACCAGTCATAATAATTACTTCCCGCTTGGACCACTTGACCATCGCCTGAAGCTAAGATTGGAGTTGTTGGATTGCCATTAACCAAGTCCATAGCATTGTGAAATTCCTGTGCTCCTGTGATTGGAGAAGTGCGCCAGCCAAATTCACTTGTCACCGTGATCGGATCCGCAATTGGTTTTATATACCCTTTTGATGCAGGAATTTCCAAATCTTTGAATTTGTCATACCATTCTTGTGCCCATGTCGTCCGTTCTGGATGTGGATCACGTGGACGTTCAAAGTTAGCCACGAATGCTTGCGCTGCGGTGTTGATATCGGTCAGATTCATGAATTGTGTCCATGTGTAAGGATAAGCGCTAGTTGCGATCCATTGACCATTAGGGGCATGCCACATCAAGAGTTTGAACTGTGCAGCAATCGTGTCTGGATTGTCGCTAATCCTAGCTTTAGTCATCAAATTAACCATGTAGACACGTCCGCTGTTTGCACCTGTGCTATCAGTCCACTGCCAAACACCATAACCGAAACCTGGTGCGCCATTGCCCTCATCAGCGGTTGGATTAGCATCTGATTCTCCTTGTGCATTGCCAAGTAAGGCTGCAGCAGCTTGCTTACTAAAGCCAGCACCTAAAGCCATCGCCCAAATTTGCCAATAACGTTTGTCCCGATCAGTAGTTACTTCTGGTGGATATTGTCCATTCCAACCGTTGTCATTTCCACCTGAATTACCACCGCCATTTGTATCGATTTTTACACCATTTACATACAACTCTTTTACATCTAAGCGACCAGCGATTGTTGTATCTGTAGCAACACTCAAACTTCCACCTACGAGCGCTTTACCGTAAATGCTAAAATCACCCTTATGAAATCCATAATCGCCAGCTAAAACTATCCCTTTGCCTTCTTTTGAGGAAAGTAAGATGTATTTAGGTGCATTTGCTGTCCCATTAGCTTTGATTACTAAAGAGTTGTTTTCTAATGGAACAGGCGTGCGTGCTTCAGGAAATGGATTACCGACAGAATCAGTTGTTCCAATCGTTCCAATGGATTCTCTCGTATTCCAAAACTCCATCCCTCTTTTGGTCATTTCCATGATTTTTTTATTATCATTCCAAATTTGTAATGTACCTTTGACAATTTTTAACACATCGCCTAGATCATTAATTGAGCTTTCAAGAACTTCGGCATTAATAATCCCAACTTTAATGAAGTTAGCTACGATTTCACCCTTCGACGTCATTGCGATGCCAAACGGGCCATTTACTCCGTTGTCTGAATAACCTAAGCCATTTAAATTCCAACGCCACACTCGCTTTGCATTCGCTACATTTGGAGTATCCATGATAAGAATCTCTGATGGAGCTTTTTCTGGACGAAAAACGACATGCCCACCAGAATTACCAGTGATCCATGCCGTCGCATTCAACACATTTTGAACTAACGTTTCTGTTCGATTGTCGATTTTCTTTTTCAATTCTTGTGCTTGAGTATTTACTGCCGAAGTGTACAGTGATAAATCATTACCTAAAACAATATCCTTATATTTCCCAAGCGTTGGGAAATAAGTGTATTCGACCATACGCTCTTTTATCTCGATATCTAGCTCTTTCGCCCTAACATGAGCGACATCACCAAAGTGTAAAGACGCTAGCTCTTGATACATGTCACCGTATTCGAGTGTGTGTTCCAACGCCACCATACTGACTGTATGAGTAGCTTTTGGCTCGTGGATACGATCATTGTAAAATAAGGTTTTACCCCATTTGATCAATTCATCAACGGTTTTACAATCGCCATTTTCACGTTTGGCGATACGTCGATTCTCGTTGGTCACTCCATCAATTTCTAAATATCCATATTCAATAGGTTCTTTGTCTTCATCATAATCGTTATCAGGAACCCCGCCAATCAAATACAGGCTATTTACGATGGATTCTTCATCTATTTCTTCTTCGATTGCTTCTAAATTGATACCAAAATCGATTCGGAAACCATTATCTGATCCAATCTGTTTTACCAGTTTCAAATCATAGTTATCCATATCAAGTTCCGCGCTAGTCACGCCAGTCAAATTTTGATTACCGTTGTTTGAACCAATGATTGCTTCAACTGGCGCGACTTGTCTTGCTGTAAATTGGTGCGTTGTCCCTACATTCGAAAGATAGTTAAATTTTTGATCAAATGCCAAACTGTTTTTAAGATTGGTCATGATCTGAGACCCATTGCCGTTATCCGTAAACGACTTGACAATAAAGTTCTTATTGGCCATAAAACCAATATGCCGAGCTGTTACAGAAACGGAGGTCAAATTCTTTTTGACATTATAAATTTCAAAATATTGCCATGATCCATCTGGTACCTTCGCTTTTATGAAATTTCCTTTTTTTAGATAAGACCGATACTGACCACCTCGTGAATAGTTACCATAAAAACGATATTGGCCATTCAGCACACGATTGATTTCTGGCAAATCTTCCCAATCAACTAACGACGCTCCGTTAACACTCAAATCATCTGGCATTTTTTTGTAAGCATAAATAAATTCTTGCGTCACAGATATACACTCCTATTCCAAAACCGCACTTCTTTAAATTTTCCGGATATTTTTACCTGATTCCATTCAGGCTGCAATACTGGCCAATCACCACGCGTAAATAAATTCAAACCTTCTTGTATTGCTTTTCCAAGCTGAGTATCAACCACGATTGGTGCAGCTAACGTATTAAGTATTGTTAGGCTTTTATCACCGACAGCGATCGTTATATCTCCTCCGTTCGATTCTATTTCCAGATAGGGATGTGCAATTTCGTCACCATGATCAAAAATATCCATAACACTAGAATGAAAAATTTTAGGTGCTTCACCGATTTTTCTTTTGAGTGGCTGACAACGAAAAGTAACATCGAATGTATAAAAGAAGCCCCACTCGTTTTCGAAAGGGACTTCTTTATCCATGCTGCAGATAGCCTCTAGATACTTGTCTGGATCATTATGTGTGATCAATTGGCTTTTACCAGTGAGCCATCGTTTGACTTCTCTCAGTTTCGAATGTGGAATAGTGATCCCTTCTATTTCCAAATCAAAAGGTTCATAGTCATCAAACGTCTCCGTCAATTCTCCGCTTCGGCCCTGAATCGTGTAAGTTTCGTATCGCTTGTTCGGCATAATATCTGGAAGCTCTGCCTCAATGATGCAATTCATATCAATCACTGCATTCCGATTTTTCCAAATAAAATTTGGTTCATCTGGATTCATAAATTGTCGACTCAAATAGGAACACCTCCCAAATCACGAATAGCCTGTTTGTTTGCTTTAGCAAATTTACGATTCATACGATCTAACTCAGATGGATTGTTTGCATCGACTTTGCCAATGTGTATATGCTGTTCAATGCTACCTCTGGAAACTCTTCCACTGATCCCTTTGCGTTTTTCTTCGTCTGATAATGGAGTAACTGTGGTTTTACCATTCTTGGCAGTCAGTAACTCAGGTCCAGCTTCACCAACAATTGCTTGCCCATTGATTAAGTGACCGCCTTTAGCCAGATAAGGAATTTTATCAAAATGAATTCCTTTTCCTCCGACGACTGGAACTCCTTTTGGCACTTTAATTTTGTTTGCTAGATCAATAAAATCATTGATCAATCCAATCAGACCGTTAATTGGTGCTTTTGCAATTGCCACAATCCCATCAAATATACCTCCAAAAATATTCACGACACCTTCCCATGCTTTCGACCAGTTACCAGTGAATACTCCTGTAATAAAATCTAGAAATCCGTTAAATATTCTTTTGCCAGCATTAAAGTAGTTATTGAAGTTTGCTATGATTCCACCGAATACACCACCGATAAAGCCACCTAGAAAATTGAATACTTGAACAGCTATATCTGATATGCCTTGAAAGAATACGTTGACACCATCTCTGAACCACTTGACTTTATTGTAAGCCAACACCAGACCAGCAATTAATAGAACGATTCCGGCAATAACTAAAACGAATGGATTTGCCGCCATCATTAATTTCATAGCACCAAATATCCCTTGCAAAATACGTATTCCATTAACTATTTTGGTAATTGATCCCATTAAAGTTCCCAAGATCACAAGGAACGGGCCAATTGCCGCAATGATTAAAGCAATCGTCAAAATCCAATTTTTTGATCCCTGATCCAGCGAATCCCACCAACCTTTGAAACGTTGTAATGCATCAATTGCCACATTAAAAAAAGGCATTAAGCTGATTTGAATACTTTCCCCAACACCAGCAAGTGCCAATTTTGCATTATTCATTGATTGATTCGCTTTGTCAATCGGATCAAGTGTTGCATCGAAAGTATCACCGACAGAACCGCCACTTTCTCCTGCGGTTTTTGCTAAATCTTCTAAATTTAACGTACCTCGACGGATTGCGTCGGCCATCCTCGGACCACCTTTAGTCCCAAACACTTCTGCTGCTGCATTAATAGCTTCTGTTTCTGAACCTGCATTTTTTACCTTGTCTTGCAATTCCCCGAGACCCTGACTTAGAGATTTTCCATCTTTTGCATAAGCTACTGTCGCTTTAGATAAACTACTCAAAGCTGCACTTGAGTCAACACCACTTTGTTCAAATTGTCCAAGCAAAGTGACTCCTTCACCAAAGCTCAATCCTAATTGTTTAATTTGTGGTGCGCCATCAATTGCTTTTTGCATCAAGTCGTCTACAGATTGACCAGTATTCTGCGATGTTTTCGTTGTTACATCAAGGACAGAATTCAAATCATCATATTCTAGTCCATAAGCATCAATAGCTTGTCGAGCAGATATTGCTGATTGCGAAACATCTGTATCATTGATTTCAGCGTACTGTAGGAGATAATTGGTTGAATCTTCCAGTTTTTTATCCATGAATCCAAATTGTGTATTTACCTCACCAATAGCTTCCCCAACCGTTTGTAAAGGTAAATGAGTATTTGAACCAACGTTTTTGAAAGACTGTGAAAGTCTATCAGCTTGATCACCTGTTGCTCCGGTTTTTGTAATGATGGTATCAAGTGCCTCGTCAACTTCACCAAATGCTGCAAGTCCTGCTGCTCCTGCCGCTACAATAGGCGCGGTTACTCCAACAGACATTTTTTCACCAACGCCTTTTACTTTCTCACCTGTTTCTTCGATTTTCTGGAGTTTTTTTGCTGTATCAACAGAAACGTCACCTTGTTCTTTAAGTGCATCGTTCGTCTGTTCTAATGCTGTACGAAGTTTATTTTCTCCGGTTTCAGAATTGAGTAATTGTTTATAAAGTTTTTCTGATTCAGCAGAATATTCACCGGTTTCTTTGACAGATTTTTCATATTCTTCTCTCAACATTTGAGATCGTTGTTCAGCTAACCCCAGTTGTTTTTCTAACTTTTGTTTAGCCGCTCGCAATTTTTCTGTTTGAGTTGCATCCTTGTCCATCGCAGACACTTGGTTTTTGTACTCGGCAGCGGCTAAGTTCATTTCTTTGTTGATTTCTTTGATTGTTTTCGAATAACTGACTTCGCCATTCGTTTTAAAATTAAGAACGACATCAGATTCTTTACCAGCCATTTATCTTAGCGCTCCTTTCTACCACCAAGGCGATTTATCCATAGTTACAGATTGAGGTGGTTCAAAATCGGTGTTTTGTTGTAACCACTGTAAATAAGATTTGAGCCACAAGTTAGGTGTAGACTTCAAAAAGAAACTCTCACTCCAATTCAATAGAGTGAGAGCAACGTAAATATAAAAACTCCAAGGAGTTCCTATCTCTTCCGATTCTTTTTGTTTACCTTTCTTTTTGCTTGCGTTTTTTGAAAGTCTTGTGGCTTCTTGGATTTTTTTAGGTCTTCCACCTGAAATGTCTGGCTAGCAAAAATTTCCATACAGGTACTATAAGCAGACAACACCTCTCCACTCATTCCCAAAAATTTGAAAATAGTTTCTGGATCTTCCTCTAAACCACCAGTACGCAGCATGGCATAAATCAAGGCACGCATGATTTTTAGATCACTAGGCGATAAGTTAGCAGAAGAAATTTGTCCTTCTTTTTTAGATAGCATGGCGTTCATATCAGATTCAAATTGCGAATAATCTCCACCATACACATCTGCTATAAATTCCATCGTTTGCATAGTAAATGAAATAGGGAATTCTGCGCCTTGAATAATGACAACAGCAGAATTCTTTAAATCATCAACATGAATCCCATAATCGGCAAGTCTGGCCATTATTTGCCACCTCCAACTTTAGCCAATGTTTTCCACTGTTCTTCATCGTATACAGGTTGAGCAATGAATTTATTAAATAATTCGAGAGAAGCTCCGTCTCTATTCGAATCAAAACTTGCATACATCACATTATTGTATTTCAGTCCGATGGAAACCAGATTTGCAGTTACATCGTCAATTTTTGTTTCTTCCTCTGCAGTGGCATACTCTTCGTCAATCACATTGGATAGTTGTGTATTAGGATACCATACAGCTTTTTTACCTCCGCCTTCAATATTTCCAATGAATCCAAATGCAATGTAAGGAAATTCTCGTGCGGTATTTTTACTAAATGTTACTCCGCTTTTTGCAATCATCCCTTTGATTTCATCCATTACCGCAATTGGAATACCTACATGATCCAACGCAATTTCATGTTTTGTTTCTCGGGACACGCGTCGGAACATTTTGCTTGATGCCCATTTTTCCAATGCTGTACCATTGCCTTTGACTCCAATTTTTGTAGCGATAGGCAACCGGACAACTTCACTATAAGTCGGAGCAGTTCCAACAGAATCTGGCGTTACCATCATCGCGATTAAAATGTCGTCCAATCCTTCAAAATAAAAAGTATCTTGCTTTCCCAATTAAAATCATCCTTCCCATAAATCAAGTATTTTCTTCGTCATGATCTCTTCGATTTTTTCTTTATTTTGTTCATACGTACCGCTTGCAAAGTGTTGTGCTTTTTGATTTGTTGCCCCATTTTCGGCAAAGCGCCAGTAAAAAGCAGTCTCTTCAAACTGGACTTTCACTCGGTCTTCTTCAACAACAACTTTTATTTGTTCGCTCATATGCTTCTTTTTAAGCAGGGACTTAGGAATATTAGGAAGCAACTGCTCTAGGTAAAACTTTGCAGCTTCTTCTAAAGATTCCAATGATAATTTTTTTGGATCAACTCTAGAAAGATTCCCTAAATAATCCGATATTTCAGAAAAACCATTCTTATTACTTGGCATTTTCCATACACCTCACATATGTGTAATAGTTGGTTACGGTATCGTCGTTCTCATCACCTTGTATACCTGTAAAATCTGAATATGGAATACCAGCATTTTGTAACGCTTCTTCAATAACAGCTAAATCCTGTTCTGTTCCAAGTGTGAAAAAAGAAATTTGATAATACGGTAATTTTTTATAGACTTTACCGGATGCCATTTTTTTACTGTTACTCACATTTGAGTACACGATGTATGGATACATCGTCCCTAATCTGGCTTTATCTCTGAACACTGGCAACTTTGTTGATTTCAGCGCTGTTTTCAATTCATCAAAGCTAATCGACATAAGCTAAACTCAACTCCATTTCTCTTGTATCAGGATTCGTATAAATGCGAGTAATGTTATACGTTACAGAATCAATTTTGAGCGCACTTAATTTCTCTGTGATAGTTTTATCCCATCGAACCTTAATACGCCTGACAACGTCCGTCTTGGCTTGCTGTGATAAATATTTTTCTTGAGAAGTCACACCGAGTTCTTCATAGAAAATTAGACGCTTGGATTCATAAACCGTAGTTGGACGATCGTTCTCATCTGTTCCTGTTTTGATTTCTAGCAATTCAGCTTTCCATCGCAGATTATTGGTCTGTCGTTTCGGCATTTTGAATCACTCCTTGCACGATAAATGGCGTTATGGCATTCATAGCTTTGTCGAGTTCATCCTCTGAAACTCTATATTCATAGGCAATGCCGGCAACCATCAAAATAAGATATTCTTGTTGGCCACCAGTTGCTGTTTTGACATAATCTTTTGCCATATTTAAATAAAAAGAGAGCAAAGAATCATCCATGCCCTCTTCAAAATGAATATGTGATTTGAATTTTTCCTCTAAAGACAATTCTTTAGTTTGCTCTTCCATCTTAACCACCAACTGGTTTTGTAATTTCGTAGCGATATACTGCCGGTTCAAATGGAGAATAAACCAATTGACCATCTAGCAAGTTGTAAATTTGGAATCCAATTTGATTTTTACCAGAGAATTTTTCAACAAGTTTTTGAATTTCCAAGGCACCAATAACTTCTTGAATTTTAAATGCAGTAAAATCGCCAAAATATAAAACTGGTGTGTCTGGTTCACCCTTTTTATCTGCTGCATCTGTCCAATCCACAGGATAGCCAACTAATTGGTAACCAATTCCACCTTCTGCTTGTGTGAATGGCCGCAACAAAGGAAATCCATCATCTGTTTTCATTTTTTCAATGGCAGTCAAAGCAGCTCGATTAATAATAAAGCGTCCCTTTTTCATCACTTCTGTCACTGGTGTATTTTTAAATTCGATTAATGCATCATATAATTTTTGCCCAGCACCTGAAGCAGTTAGATCTAAAGGTTTTTTAAATGCTACAGCCTTTTTGGCTAATGCACCAGGATTTTCATTTCCAGCGTCATCACCATTGAACATATAATTGATTTCTTTACGCACATAAGCTTTTTTCAATTCTTCCACAACAATATCTTCAACTGGAACACCAGACATTTTTAATAATTTTTTAGTTACTGTTGCCAAAGCATCGAATTCGGCAGGATTAAGCAAAATTTCATCAAACTGAATAGCTGTTTCAGCAATATCAGTTGAACGCTCTTTCTTGTTTACATTCGCATCTGCTTTCTTCACAAGAATTGGATATTTGACATCTCCTGATGTTCGCACCACTGTTCCGTATTTACGAAGTAAATTTTCTTCTTGAGCATAAGTAATAACTTCAGATGCAATTACTTCTGGGACAGTAACTGAACCGTTGCCAGCTTCAATCCCTAAAGCTCGAGCTTCTGCTTCAGAAATATTTCCAACTACAAAATTAGCAAATGCTTTTCGTAGTTGTTGATCTTTTTGTTTATTGTTCATTTTTGCACGTGCCTCCAATCCGTTCTTAATTGATCCAAGTAATCCATCTCGTTGCTGTTGAGTAATCATTCCAGAACGATTTTCTGAACTATCTTCACTGTCTGAATCTTCTTCTTGATCGTTGTCTTCACCAGAACGGCTTTCGTCTGAATCCGTACTATTCGATTGATCATCTGTATTGTCGTCTGTTTCATCAGTTCCAGAATCTGCGCCTAATTCGTCTTTAATTCCGTTCAATTCATCAATAACACTGTCAATTTCTTCTTTCACGGCTTCTAAATCTGCTTCACGTACTTCACCAGATTCGATTCGTCCGCGTAATTCAGTTAAGCGTTGCTCATGACGAGCTTGTAATTTTTTCAATAATTTTTTGTTCATGGTGTATCCTCCTATGCGTTAAGCGCCCCGTTAATTTTTTGAATCATTTTTTTACGTGTTGCAATGTCTTGCTGGACTTCCTGTTTGCTTCTAGCAAGTGCTGCTTCTGTATCCTGATAGGCAGGAAGAGAAACGATTGATACTTCGAATAATTCCACTTCATTCACCGTACGCAAAACAGGATCGGTGTTGTAATCCCACGTTTCTTCTGTTGGAATAAAACCGAAGCTACATTGATCAATATCTCCACGACTCATAGATTCGATAAGGTTATTAGCATCGGTTGTGTTGGGTAACTCAACTTCAAATTTCAACCCACGTTCGTCTTCTTCAAGCCGAAGTGTTCCACTTTTTGTTCGTCCTAGAACTTTCCCCCAGTCATGATCAAATAGACATCGGACGTCCGAATTTGATAATGCCTTCGAAAATGCACCAGGAGAAATTACTTCTTCTAAGCCTTCCCAAAGTAACGTTCGACTGTTGAACACAGCAGCATACCCAGTTACGATTCGACTATTATTTTCTGTAACATCTCTAGTACTCAAGTTGGTGATATCAAATGTCCGAATTTCCTTCTTTTTCATTTCCATCACCCCCTTTCACGTTTTGATCATTCGTTGGTAAGGAATCATCTGTTGCATTTTTCTGGCCAATCCTAGATAAGTCATTTGAAATATAGATAGCTTGTGTTTCTGGAGTGTTCTGTTTAGGGAAACCAAGCATTTCTGCCACATTATCTGGACTTGTAATCCCAGTACGTACGATGTTGTAGCCAATATTTGTTTTTGTTGAGTAAGGAACAAAATCCAAGATGTTGATTTTCCATTCCACCCGATAGCCAGAATTTGGCATAAAAAAAAGAGCGGTGTAATGTTCGCTCTTGTTCTTCAATATTGGTTTGATTGCTTTGTTATGCAGATACATCATCGCTTTTTCAATGTCTGTTTTCATCAACGATTGATACGTATCAACATTGATTCCTAAAAATTTACCTAAGTCTTTTTTATAAACACCTAAATAGTTCAAAATAGCCGCGTCATCAACAGGACTTTTTAATGTCTCGATGGAATATCCTTTTCCCAAAGGAATCATCTTAACAGAATGATCACTCTCATTTTGCGTTCCTTCCAGTTGATCCAATATAGCTTTGACAATTTTCGTTTGGGCGCTATTATTTGGATTGATGTGGGCGTCCAGTTTAAGCATGAACGCGAGTAAACCACCTTTAGTATATTTGTCCGTCAAAACTTTTTCAGCGCTCAGAACGCCTTCCAGAGTGTTTCTTGCAAGGTCAATTATTCCAGCACCTTTTAATGAATCAGTTCCGATGTTCTTAATATGTCGAATCATTTGACCAGGTATTTTTTGTCCATTCATTTCAAATTCTTCTTGAAGTCGTTCATTGATTTTAGTGGTTACACCGTATGCCAAATGAAGTTGATCACGATCTGTCAACGGGAATGTTTCTCCATTAATCAACAAAGTATTTGTCTCTAGCTTCGTGAATTCGAAGCCTGTCAAATAATCGTTTGGTCGTTGTAAAATTTTGAGCAAGTGATGGTCTTTTACTTCATTGCCATCTGGACCAATAACAACTGGTGTCGCAAGTGCTACTTGATTCGATATGTCTTGAACTAATTCATAGACGTCGGAGGATTCCATGATGGAACTATCATTTACATAATGTTGTCCATATCTAGTTGTTCTCCCAAAAATATCCTCGATGTACCCGCGCTTTTCCATAAAAGAATAGACTGCATTTGATAACCGATCACGTAATTTCAATATTTCTCACCGCCTTTCTATTTATTTCTTTTGATAACACCTTACGCCCATCAAAATTTCTAAAGGAATAACCTCTGCTTTTTAAACCTCTATAATAAATATCCCTTCGCCGATTATCATCCCAACCAATATTGATAAATATTTTATTGTGACAATGTCCAAATTCTGAAACAATGAACTCTTCAAATTCAGCCAATGCTTCTTTTGCAAAAAGCAACGTCTTTAAACCATCTTTTCCCATCTGTTTGAGAAATGAGTTAGAAATATCTTTTCTTTTTTTATAAACAATAAACCAAACTGTAAATTCAGCAGTTCTTTGATTATCCCAATAATCACCATAAAAAGTCATTTGAGCAGTCATTCCACTTGGCATTATCCTCTTTGTAACAAACGTATACTCATCTTCTTTAGGCGTTAAAAATTCCAAAGCAACCATCCCCACCTTACCTATAGATACTATCGAGATATTCGTCTAATTCATCAGGATCAATATCTGTCATCTGATTCATCGTTTCCTTATGGCCACACAAAAACGCCACGAACCCATCAATCTTTTTCTTTGATTGGCGTTTACTTGGCGCTTTTTGTCCATTGATGTTAGTAATTGCTACAACGTTTAAAGTGCAATATAGGAATAATGGATTATCAAATTGAATCCGTTTCTCATAAAACAACCGTTCGACATCATCAAAAGGAGCGTTCAACACTTTAGGATATTGGGCAACCTCAACGCATTCCAATCCTAAGTTCTCCAATTTCTCAACAAGTTTGTCGCTCATCGCTGGATCATAATTCACTTGTTGTATATCGTATAAATCCATGCAGTCTTCGATGTACTGCAAGATTTGATCTTGATCAATCATTTTACCATCGCAAAATTCAACAAAACCTTGTTCAGCTAAATCGCTGTAAGGCACGTTATCTTCTTTTTCTCGAAACTCTAAATCTTCATTGGGAATAAAATAAAGCTGCTTCACTTTAAGGACCGCTTTTCCATCTTCATCCCACGTTGGGAAGTTTAAAGACACACAGGTCAAATCTCGTGTGCGTGATAAATCCAAACCAATGTAACAAGGTTCACCACTTAAATTTCCAAGCTCTTGGGTAGTAACCAAACATGGCTCTACTTGATCCTGTTCAAAGAAATTATCCGCACCGTTTACAAATACATCCAAGTGCTTCGTTAGAAATTCGGCTTTTGAATGGGCTGACCGTTGTGCTGTTTTAAATGCGGACTCTAAAGCGGAAAGATCGACTGATATTCCCCAGTTAGGATTGCACATTTCCCAGACTTTTCTATCCGTCCAATCATAATTTTTATTTGGCTCATAGATTAGAACAAAGTTTGAATCATTATCATCGCGTTTCAACACTTCTTTTGCTTCGCGATATACACGCATTCCAACAGACGACGAACCTTTCCCAGCAGTTGAGATATTAAACATCAATGGTTGTGGCAAAGAGATTTGTGCAGACTTAAAATTGTCATACTGTTCCATTTTCTCTTGCTTATGCAGCTCATCATTCAATACAAAATATGGATTAGAACCCTCAATGTTATCGATATTCTTTGTTTGAACAATAAATTTATTCGAATAAGCCATATCTTCATGAATATAATCATAAGTAATACTAGAAACAGTTCCCTTTGGTCCTTTGAATATTTTAGTTCCTTCAAGTAGGATTGGATTGTTTAATATTGTAGCTGCAAAAGGTTTGGCAGCATATTGAGCTTGAGCAAAGTCAGAAGCGCATGCATAACAATCGACTGACAAAGCACCTTCTCCATACATTGCATAGCCTAATGAACCGACAGCAATCAATGTTTTACCGTTCTTTTTAGGGATTTGGACATACGCTTCACGAGTAACACGGACAATTTGCCCTTTTTCATTTTCTTTAACCCATCCATACATCCACGAGTAAATAAATTTTTCCCAAGGTTCTAAAATGAATGGCTTTCCAACCATCTCACCTTTTGTGTGAACAATAAACGACTCAACCCAGTCCATCATTTCATTCGCACGATCTACATCAAACCAAATATCTTTACGTTTTTTCCACCGATACCAACGATCCACTGCCAAACGAACAGTTTTAGGATATTTCCCAGGTTTCTTTCTTACTTCTTTTGCAAATAAATCAGCATAATTTACACCAGGTTCAATCATTTTTCAGCGCCTGCCTTCTTACGCCATTTATTTCTGTGCGCTGCTAGTTCATCTACTGGCTTTACTTCTGGACGTGTAATTTCTTCATCTTTTCTTGCGGTCGATCCTCCAGTAATTTGTCTACCAGTTTTTGCTTTGTTTGTTAATCCTAATAAATCTAGAGCTTTCATCTTCTTATCTGCCCAAGTTTCTACTTGTTGTGCCAATGGATGTTTTGATTGATTAGTAGCTCCTGATTTATTCGTGAATTTTTGCGTCTCCGGAAATCCTTTTTCCTTCCACAATAAATATTTGTGTTGGTAAATTTCAAAAATATCCAAGTATGATTCGATTAATGGATCAAGAGTGATGGTGTACAAATCAGACAAATTCATTATTTCTAAGATACGAGCTTTTTCAGCACTTACTTTTTCATCAATAATCGCTTTACGTTGCGCTTTAGTCGTCATTTTTGTATACACCCCCTTTGTTTTTTGAAAAATTTGACCTAACGATGCGCGTGACTCCCCGCTACCCTATCTCCCCACGCGAAAAAATTTTGAAAATGGATAGGGGGGCTTCAATTGAAATACGAAGGGAAAACTTTTTTGTCTTCCGTTTCATTTTCAACAATTGGATGACATTTTGAACATAAAAGCATGAGATTGTTTGGATCAAGCTTAAGCAGTTCATTGTCTTTGATGGGTACAATGTGATGGACATGTGCCCTCTTGCCGAAGATAAACTGACCGCATCGCTGACAGTGACCACCTTCTCTTTCATAAATAAATTGACGCATATCCTTCCATGCCTGTGTTCGATAGAATGGTTTGTTCTCATGATGATAAACAGACTTTGCTTGTTGCTTCTTCTTACGTGATTTGCTTGATCGCTTGTGTTCAGCACAATAGATCCCCTTTGCTATTTTGTTCGTGCATCCGTCAAACTGACAGTATTTCATTCTGCTTCACGAATAAGATTTATGATATCGCCTTTTGCACGGATAGCACCAGGAATATCAATACCATGTTTCTTAGCATATGCACGCAATTCTTTTGCAGTCATATCTTCCAACTCATCTGTTGTTCCATCAAACTGATCATCGGTAACTTTTTCTCCATCAAAGTCAGCAGCGGTGTTTCCATCGCTATCTAATTCTTCTCCCGATAAATGAATTTCTTCACCACTCTTGAACAAGACACCATCACCAACGATTGCCTTGGAAACTACAGTCATATCAGTCTGTTCACTTGTGTCAAATTTAGGTTCTTGACCTTTCGGAACTACAACAGTCTTTTTCTTTTCTGAATCCCAATACTCTGTTCCTGTGATGGATGTTCTAATTTTGATCATTGCCATTTTGATTCTCTCCTTTGTAATTTGTACTGATTACTTTTGCGCCCATCCGCTCATACCATTCAACCTGTTCTTTTAAGTTAGGTAAGGTCCTAGAGATCAATGCTATGGTCAGCTGAATTTTCCGTTCTGTTCGATCAACTATTGCTCCAGAATATTTTTCAATAGTCAGGCTATTATCAATACTGACACTACAGTGGTTGCCATTCCAGCTTGGCTTGATATCGCTAATCACAATATTTCCATCGGCATCTTTTATTTCATTTTTAATCCAATGCCTACTGTTGTCATCTTCAATCGCTTTTTTATATGCAGTGGCCAGACTTGGTTCTACCTCGATGCTAAGTACCGCTTCATGAAAATCATTCATAGATAAAACTCCTTTCAAAAT